AGAAACCAGTAAGCAAGCCAATCCTCATGGTAACTATCCGCCGCTTCCAGCCCTGCCAGCCAGCCGCCCGTAGTCTGCCGGTTTTTCTCCAGGAACACGTTAGTATGTTTTGACCGTGGGGCGATATCGCTGCCGTTGTCGATCACGAAAAGCATGTGAGGCCATTCTATTCGGTTGTTAATGTGCTCAGCCAGTGCGTCCGTCCTCTCTGGCATGTTATAGTTCACGACAAGGATAGCGACCGTTTCCATTACTCCCTTTCTGGGGAGGGGCGATCCCCTCCGCCCCTCCCCTTCGGCAGTTAGAACTATATGCCGGTGATCTTGGTGAACATGTTGGGGCGGAACACGACAAACGCAGCCCGCAGTTCTGCCAGGATGGTTTGCATATTACGCACGAACTGGTCATCGATGGTGCCAACCCTCACTGCGGATTGCTCGCGGTCGAACAGCGTGCATCCCATAGCGAAGTCGCCCACCAGGCCGGTGTTCTCAGTTATGGCCTCCGATTCGATAACCGGGATCCCCCAGGCAGTGACCGGGCCTGCCACGGATGGTGCACCCATCAGATAGCCGCCAAGCGTTGCGGAGGCCGCGTTCTCACGCGCCAGGCGCACAGCCTGCCAGTCATTCGGGTGCAGCAAGTAAGCCTGCGGACGTCCCTTGCCATTGACGCGCACCAGGGTGCGGGCCTTGAACATAGCATCCAAAACATTATCACTGCCCAGCCCCTGGATGTTGATCCCCGCGGTGCTCAGGATACCGCTAAAGTTTGCCCCGGTCCCATCGCCGCCCAGAACCTGGTCTTCCAATTCCAGGTCAAGGCCCAGAAGCAGGCGCCCATTGATGATGCCGCGGATAGCCGGCCCGTCGGAGAGCATCCGGTTTGTAACCGGGATCCAATGCGCCAGGGTCTTGACGCCAGAGGTGCTGACCGCGTAAGCCAGCGCGCTCTCGGGCTTCGTACCAGAGGTACCGGTCGTCGCGGAAGCCTCAGCGGTCATGGCTGCCGCATTAGTGAAGGTGCTCTCCACGACGTACTCAACGGTGTCGCTCTCGGTTGGGATGCGGGGAACCAGGTCCATAAGGACGATCTCACGCTGCAGGATTTCCACGTAGCCAGGCAGGCGGTCATTAACCACGAACCCGCCGCCAGAGGTCTCACTGGAGCCATAGAGCAGAGTCTTCTGAGATTTCGCCCGCTGCCCCCATTCGATAAGCGATGTGCCCTCCATGAGGGTCACCGCGAACTGGACGCGCGCCAGGTGAGAGTTAAACACACCCGACTGCTTGAGCTCCATGTATTCGCGGCTCTTAATGAACTGGTCGCCTGGAGTAACGCGCATAGCATTCTCGTAATTCTCAGCCGTTGCGCCAGGGCGAAGCGCGCCCGCGGCAGGCTTGTTGTACCGCTCGATGCCCTGCAGGATACGCGCTTTGCGGGATTCCGCATCTTCCTTAACCGCCAGGTGGCTTTCCATCGCGTCGATATCGGTAAGCAGTTTCTTCACCTGGGTCATGTCTTCCTGGTTGGTGATTTCCCCCTTAGGGTACTTTTTCTCGATCAGGTCAGCCTGTCCAAAGGCAACCTTGATCTCCGACCGTAATTCGCTTACGGCCATGTCCGAATAATTTTTCTCAGCCATTTCAATTCTCCTTGAGTATGTCGGCGAACCGCTTACGCAGCTCTGCCAACTGGTAGCTGGTCTTTTTTATCTCAACCAGCGTGATCGGGATCGGCGCGGTATCGAGAACTTTCTGGAGGTCGGTACGCACTGCGTCCAGCTCCGAGCACGACTCAAGGAGCTCCGTCAATTCCCCCCGCTTGATTTCTGACAGCGGTCGGTCGATATTGCCAACCAGGCCGCGTAAATCATCGTATAAACCCTTTATCTCAACATTAAGCCATTTCATCCGGTCTGCCAGCGAGGGCGCGGGCATGATAGGCGCCCATGATTTGAGAGGCATCACGGAATTGCGCGGCTCTGCCGGTACAGGCGTCAGGGTATCATCCAGGCCCAGCGGCCAGGACTTAATCCATACCGCCTTGCCCGTCATTTCGCGCTCCATCAGATGACTGGCGGTACCAGACGACCAGCCCAGCTTTCCCTGTTCTGCGAGTTGATAAATAAATTTCTCATATTTATCCCTCTGGTTAAGCTGCGCCTCCGCCCAAACGCCAAAATCATCAACACGATGTTCTGCTACCCCCAATCTACGTTTACCAATTTTTTTATCAAGCCCGTGGTTATAGTAAACAGTTCCATACAACGGTACGGGATCCGGATCGCCAAAATAGGTATCTTTGGTGAAAAATTCGCCCTCCAGGTCCGGGTCTTCGTCCGTGGTGAATATCACCAGATAGCCCCCCACCCTGCCACCCCCCAATGCTTTTACGGCTCCGCCGTAGGCGACCAGGGTTTCATCCTCGATAATGTCATTTTTCTTAGCCATAGCACGCTCCCATATACTGCTGCACACCGCGACCGCCTGGTCGGGGTCATCTGCGGTCTTATCCTCGATAACAATCGGTATGCAACGCTGTATAAATTCCCCCTTACTCTCCCCCTCGTTAGGCGTTGGCATGGACTTCTACCCCTTTAGGCAGATATATCCGTTTACGCTTTTTAGCTCGATATTGGCTGACGATCTCCGTCCAGGCATATACCCAGCGCCAGGCATTGGCTTCCAGGCTGTGGAACTCGCGCACCTTTGCCAGTAATCTATCTGCCATCTCACTGCGTTGCTGCTCATCCTCGATCAGCCTGGACAGATAATCGAACCAATCATCTTCCGTCTCTGCAATATAGCCATCTACCCCGTGCTCGATCAGCAGGTTATATACCGTTGGGCTAGCAACTACCGGCGCGCCTGAGGCGGCATACTCCATCGCCTTAATGTAGGTCTTTGCCCTATTGAACGTAGTATCTGTCAATGGGCAGCAGCCAATATCAATGTTCACCATCCCTGCCGGATATGCGTCAATCGGCATCCAGTCGATCATGGCGATCCGCTCTTCGGGGACCAGCTCGTAAAACAGCTTTGTGTGATGTCCCTGGATGACGAAGGTCACATCGGGATACTTTTCGGCCAGTCTCCCCCATGCACGAGCCATTGTCTCGATATCTTTATCCGGTCGCAATCCCCCAGCCCAGCCGACGGTCAGCCCCTCGACCTTGCGTTCGTTCATGTCCTGGATTTCCTTGAACCAGCGCAGGTCAATGTAATTAGGCACTACATAAGTCGGCTTGTCCACATAGCGGCGGGTCATCGTTGCGAGCCTCTGGCTGGATACGGTAATCCCGTCGCATTTCTGGATGGTATGCAATATGCTCCCCCGCTTGAAGCGCGCCCTCTCTGCCGTATAGCCCTTGTCTGCAATCAGGCGCCGCTCGAAATCCTCCGAGAACAGGTCGTCGTCGATCTCATAAATCACACAAATGCCGGCTTTGTGTAGCGCCTCGAACCATTTATCAGCCTTGCGCTGTTCCTTGCGCTCCCAGTGCATTCGCGGCAGGACAACCGCATCAAACTTATGGACGATATTAGCCAGGAAATCGTTGTCCTTGAGATCCCATTCGATCCCCTGGTATCCCTGCCGTAGCAATTCGGAGAACGGTAATAGGATGCGCCATAGTGCACATCCGTCCATGTCCCCCACTAATGCCAGCACCCTCGCATGACCCATAAACAATAACCCCCCATCGCGGGATCGCTCCCGCCGATGCGCTGCTATTAGTCTAGCCTCTATACGCCTTACCCGATTGCCTCTGTTACCGCCCCTTCGAGGCCTCTGGAGTCATCTTGCAACCAGGTGTAATATTCAGTCGATGAATATTATATCACAAAATCTAAGGAGCCAATATTACTGCATTTCCTTTTACTGTGCTAGTGCCTTATCGATCTCGTCCTTGATAAATTTCAGGATTGTTTTTTCCTCCTGGTCGATAACCTTCTCATCCGTCAGCCAGCCGCGCGCCCTGTGAAACCTGGCCTGCTTCTCCTCTGACTGCACATACGGCCCATAGCTGACATTATTCCCGATCACCTGCTGAAAGCCGCTTGACCGCTCGCCTATTGTCCATCTGCGCCCCAGCGTCTCAGATGTCTTACTCCCTCCGATGCTGTTATCTCTGCGCCGCCAGCGCGGGCCGTAGCCACGCTCGTACCACCTGCGCTGCCCTGGGCTATTAGCAATGCTCGATGGCGGGTATCTGGCAATTTTGCCTTTGACGTGCAACGCGCCAGCGCGTAGGGCACGGACGGCAATAGCCATGCCCTCCAGGCTATCCAGTTTTCTCAGCAATTTGCCTATTCCGCGGGGATTCTCGGCCATCATGCCCTCACTGCGATTAATTTCGGCAGTTCGTGATTGATCCAACACCGGCAGCGTGGGTGCGCGGGCGGCGGATCAATCCAGCCATCCCCCTGGCGTTTTTCATTCCTGGGCTGGCATATCGGGCAAACAAGCTCGTCGGCGTTGGTCTGCCAAAACGGTGTCATTTCAATGCCTTGCTTTCTTAGCTCACCCGCTATTGCCATCTCTCCCTGGACGCTGGCGCGGGTGACCTCGGTTACTGCAATCATCTCGGCGCGCACCGGTCCGAATGTGCCAGCCAGCGCCCGTTGAAGCTCTCCGATGGTCTGTCCCTGCTGGTAATAGTTGCTCAGGGCGCGGCTGACTACCCTCTGCGTGGTCTCATTCATCCCCTTTATCAGCTCGAACGTATAGGTCGACGACCATCTGATTGCGCCCTCATTCACCAGCGCCCAATCCGCCCCGACCGGCTGGCTCATCATCAATCGCCTGGCCTGCTCCAAGAATATGTCCTCTAAGAAAGGGGACAGGATTTTAGCCAGCGCCCTCCCCTCTCTGGACCAGAAGTCCAGCGGCAGGTTTTCCAGGCGCGGTGGGTCGCCCATTTTCTCCAACAAGTGCCCCCCGTGCGCGGACAGGAAACGGGCCAGCAGCCTCGCCATCCTGCGTTCTAATTCGCCTCGATTCGGTATGTCTGCCATAATTCAGCCGTTGAATATTACTTATCCCGAACTGGGATAGTAATGGTCTTATCCAGTGTACGCCCATCGCTGAGCACCACCCGGTTGAGCACGTCGTAATCATTCCCTGCCGTGCCGCCGGATACCCAGATTGTCGCTACGGTATTAATCAGATAGCTCACGCCCTTGATGGTCACCGCGTTTTTATTGCTGCTTTGCTCGGTAAGACCGGTGGGAACCGTCCAGGTCGAGGTGCTGATCGTCGCACTTTGCAGCTCGCCGTCATCGTTCGCGCTGCCATCGTTGGTGCCGTCCTTATCGCACCATACAACGTGATAGGGCTTGATCTCGTTTGGGTCTTTTGGGGGGACAATAACATTACTCATCATGTTTCTCCTGATAAACTCGCCGGTCTTCGAAGCGCACGTAATGGCGCCGATTTTCAAAATCCACGTATGCGCGCCTGTCCTCGAAACGTACAAATACCCTATGCCCCACGCCTGCCGGGACAAACGCCTGGAGCACATCGGTAACTGAAATGGCCTCTGACGCCTCGATCACCAGCGTACCGGCAAATGCCATTATGGCGTTATCAGTGACTGAGACGTTATCGGTAACAAAAATGGACGGCGTTTCCAGGGCGGAGCTTATTGTTACCGCCTCGGCAACGGCAATGCTCTCGGTCTGGCTGATTGCCAGGGCGTCGGGGAGCGCAATGCTTGCAGTATCCGTAACCGAAACCGCATCTGAGGCGAATATATTAATGGGGATGTCTAATGTCTGTGCTTCACCGACTGAGACGGCTTCGGAGGCGCTTGCGTTGATCTCCAACGGGGCAATAGTTGTGGCGTCGGATATCGTCACGTTATCCGAGATGTTGATCTCTATTTGCCCGGCGACTGGGAT